GGGTTTCCATCTAGCGGGACAAATTTTATACAAGTAGATAATGAAGAAATATCTTACACAGGTCTTACAGCTACTAGTTTTACAGGAATAACTAGAAACGTCAGAGGCACAACTAATGCCTCTCATAGTAATGGAGCAACTGTAACTAATTACAGTGGTTTTTCTGGATGGGGATCAGCAGCCACGTCTGGAGATAAAGTTAAAGAACCAGGTATGTGGTCTATAGATAATTTAGGTAGCACAGCTATTGCATTAATATTTAATGGTGAATGTTTTCAATGGAATTCAGATTTAGCAAATGCTGTAACAACAAGAGCAACAATTATATCTGGAGCACCAACAGCGTCACGTGATATGTTGGTATCAACACCAGACCGTCACTTAGTATTTTTTGGAACAGAAACAACCATAGGTGATAAAACTACTCAAGATGAAATGTTTATAAGATTCTCGTCTCAAGAAAATATTAATGACTACACACCAACAGCTGAGAATAGTGCTGGTACACAAAGACTGGCCGCTGGATCACGGATCATGGGTGCTAAACTTGGTAGAAATGCTATTTACGTTTGGTCGGATACATCTTTATTTACTATGAGATTTGTTGGAACTCCTTTTACATTTGCATTTGAACAAGTAGGTAATAACTGTGGTTTGATTGGTAAGAACGCAGCTGTTGAAGTTGATGGTGCTGCGTACTGGATGTCTGATAATGGTTTTTTTAGATACACCGGTAAACTAGAATCGATGGACTGTTTAGTTGAAGACTATGTTTATGACAATCTTAACACAACATCTAATCAAATGGTTTATGCAGGAATTAATAATTTGTTTGGAGAAGTAACATGGTTTTATCCAGAGGCTAACTCTAATGTTAATACTCAATCAGTTACATATAGTTATCTAGACTCTACGGCTAAACGACCTATATGGTTTGTAAATGCAAGTAGTTTATTTATTAGAACCTCGTGGCAAGACTCTGCTGTATTTGGTTTACCTCATGCAACTCAATACGATGCAAGCACAGATAGTTCTTTTGACGTAACAGGAAACACAGAAGGAATTTCATATTACTATGAACATGAAACAGGTGTTAACCAAGTAAGACTTGGAGTGACAACCGCTATACCGGCTAACATTACATCAGGAGATTATGATATTACGCAAAAAGTTATAAGAGGAGCAGCTACAAACATGGCTGACCTTAGAGGTGATGGTGAAAATATTATGAGAGTTAGTAGAATTATACCTGACTTTATATCTCAATCAGGAAATGCTGTTGTACAATTAGATTTAAGAGATTATCCAAGTGACACGGCAGTCAGCTCATCACTAGGTCCTTTTACTATATCATCTTCAACAACAAAAGTAGATACACGAGCTAGAGCAAGAGCTATA